CATATCCCAACCTTTTTGGTCTATTTTGTGTAGTGATTCGTAGTTAATAACAGTAATACTGTAAGAAGGGTTAAGCAGTTTATAATCATCTTCAATACTGGTTATAGCTTTCTTTTTAGTTATGAATAAAAGGTTTGAAACTGGCAAAAGCTCACTTACACCCAAGCTCGTGAGAGTCTTACCAGTTCGTACCTCCATTGCAAGATAAACAAATTTATGTTTCAGCAACAAAGGCTTGGCTTTATTAATTATTTCTGTTTGATAGTTTCTAAACTCCATACTAAAAATCCATTGTTCCGTTAACTTCTAACTCATGTTTGTTTCTAAATCGAATCCACTTGCCTGGCGCATCTCTACCCTCGTCAGGCATACAATCAAATTGAAACTTAGAATAAGAAACTAACCATTTATTAAACTTAGTGTTTGATAATTTCATTTTACCATATCTATCATAATCAGAGTTTTGGTCTATAAAATCTAAAAACAATTCTTGATTGTAAACACGACTACCAATATTTAATTTTTCGTTCTGCTTTGGGCCACCAAGTGCGCCACAGTATTCAGCAAAATCCATAGATGTGCTTTCAATAAATTTCTTAATAGTTTGATTTACAAACTCAGCCTTTATTAACCCATGCTTCATGTATATTTGTAAACAACTAATCATGTAATTATCGAAACTACACCACTCATTATCATCCCACTCTCCAAACATTAATCTTCCAAAATCTGTTAATGGTGTTACATCTTTTGTATAATATTGAGCCAGTTCCAATTCCCATTTTCTTCTTGCGAAAGATGAACCTTCTCCAACAATAGCATAGTTGGTTGTGATAGAAACTTTAGGAGACTTACTAAATGGAATCTTGATAGCATCCTTGTTTTTCTTTTCCAAGGTAAGACCTTCAGTAACTACGCTAAACAATCTTTCAAAATCAAAATGCCTTTTTACATCATCAAAGCAAAGTATCTGAGTATCTGCTGAAACTAATTGATAGGCAAAGCTTTTCTCAAAGTTGAAAGACTTTCCATCAATCACAACAAGTTTCTTCATGTGTGATAGAGCATTCATAAACAATCCCTTACCAGTCCCTCCTTCTGGGTTGTTAGATATAACTTCATCATTTAATATAACTGCTGGACAGTATGAAAGGTTTTTCCAAGCATGTAATAAATACCCAATAGTAGAACGCATAGATGAATTTCTTTGTTCATGGTTTCCACTTATGTTTCTAATAAATTTTTGGTAATCACAACCATCACTTTCACATATTTGAAAGGTTCTATCTATAACATGGTCTTTCCATACATAACCACCTAAATCTAAATAATCAATTTTAGTGATACTATCATGCTTTACCTTGACAGCTCCGTTTTTATAATATAAGTAAGCTGTGTCTTTGCTGTCCTCAATAAAGTATACATCAATAGATGATAATAAAGTTAAAAACTCTTCCCTAAAGTAGCGAGTATGTTCTGCAAAATAATTGTAAACACTTAAATCATCTACCTCCAGTAAATAGTTTAAAACAAAATCTTTAATTTCTTTTTCAGATGTGTGGTCAATTAAGTTATTTGTAACTTTAACAAACACATAGTTTTTACTTCCTTCAGGATTAAATTTAAAAAATCCGTTCTCCTCTAAAAATTGTTTAAACAGGATGTGTACTATTTTAATAACTCCTTTGTCATTCTTTGTCCAGAACTGGTTATTAGCGTTTTCTTGGTCAAGTCTTGATATTACATTCTCTATTGTCGTTTTTTCTACATCAGAGTTCTCAAGCTCAACTCTAATATCTTTTTTTGCTACTCCACGCTTTAGTTTCATTCTAAGGTTGTTGACCTTATCCTCATCCTCATAATACTTTGTTCCAAAATTATGCTTCTGTGCGTAGGCACTATCTATTGTTCTTTTTATTTCAGCTCTTGTAAAGTTTTTTGTTTGATAATTCAAGAGGGATGATTCAGCTAAGGATGGATAAACTCCAAAATCATTAAAGGCTGCGGCCAAAACATATGCATTATTATTTCTTTCCCCTTCGTTCATTGGAAACTTTTTAGTCCACCACTTTACAAGTATGTCAACTATTTTGTTTTCGTCTGTTATAGGTATTGTAGGTATGTCTGTATGTTTATTTACCTCTACATATTCTTGCTCCGTTATTTTGTCCCATAAACTTGACTGAGCGTTTATGTGAATTAAGGGATCATAAGACTCATAGCATACACGTGAGACATTCTTACATGTTTTATCAAAGTATTCGCTATCATAATATTTTTCAAGGCTTACAAAGTAGCTTTTATGATTATCTACAATAGGTGGAATTTTTACAATAGCTTTTAATCCATTTCCACTGGGAGATATAAAAACAGTATAAATATATTTATCCTTAGATAATCTTTCTTTTTCTTGTAACATATCTCTGTTTGATGGGTAACCATCAAAATCTAAACAAATATATCCACTATGTTCTTGCAGTGCATTATCTGCTCTTTTAGAAAACTTTCCACTAAAACATATAGCAGGTAGTTTTTGCTTTAATATGTTTCTGTTTTCTTTATCCTTTTCAGCTCTAATCTTTTTTACTATCTCTTTAGATGCTCCATCTTGTATTCTTGTTAATACTAAATTTATATTTCTAAAGAAAGGTCTTGATGTTTGTTTTATATCTTTAAATATCGTGATGTCCATTTTATGTCAGATTTTTGTTGATTTTTTTTTACCTAACTAACTATAGATTAAATACTTATATTACTTTATGTTAATAATGTTAATAATATATAAGTAAATACAGTTAAGTAGTAGTTGATTTTATTTTTTACGTTAGAGCTTATAGAAAGCTCGTTTTTTTTAACACTCAGCACATATTAAGCAAAAGAAAGAGGGCAAAGCCCTCTAAACTCTTGTCTTAATTGGTTGATTAAAATGGTAGGTCAGGCTCTAAATGAGTCTTAGTTGCAATTTCTAAATTTGCTTCTTTTTTGTATGGCTCTTGCATCTTACAAGAAAAATACGTTTTACCTCCTTTAGATGTTGTAACCCACGCAGACACTTGGAAATCATTTCCACTCATGTCTTTACCATTACCATTGTAATGGGGTTGGTTGTTGTCATCAGTTCGGTTTTCATTTTTAAATAGAGAAAAAGTCCCTGGCTTGATTTCATAATCACTCATAATTACTTAATTTTAATTATTTGCTCCATGTGGTTTAATGCAGAATACATAACATCATGTTTATGCTCTACACTGTTACAGGACATTGGAACTTCTATCCACATAACAGTATTTTTTTTTGTAAACATAGAGCTATAATTCTTGCCTATGAATGTACGAATGTATATCTTCAGTTGCTTCATCACTAAAATATTTATGATAAACTGCAACAGCATCTGCCACCTTTTCCATTCCTCCTCTTAAAAAAGAATCAGAGCATTTAAAGATCCCTAATCTTGCTGTACGCTTATCTATTACTAAAAAAATTAGAGGCTTACCAAATAATCTTTGGTATATATAGGCTTGACTATCGTAATTATATGTCTTAGCACTGTACATAAACTTATCAATGTCTCCAGTTGTTTTGATATCAATAATATAATGTTTATGTATAATGTCAGCTTTACCCTTCCAGTCCAAAGTCATAATCTTTTCTACCTCTGGAACTTCAAACCTATTGCCATCATTATATATTAAATCAAACATCTCCATGTTGGAGGTCATTTTGGTACACAGATAATCTAAATGCTCTTTCTCTTTTTTAAGCAAAAGTATTTCTCCTTCGTTTATAGCTTCACTATATATTTTAGTGTTTCGTGAAGAAGCATCTATAATTTTAAACTCATCAAGTTTATGAGGTTCTAAAATTTTAGTGTGAAAATATCTGCCTTCCAACATTGGTTTTGTCATCTCTTGAGGTTTTCTAAACTGCGTTGGATTTTTTAACAGCTTACCTATGTCAGAGTTCGATATGAACTGCTGACCGAACTCTCCATAGTATTTAGAATCGTCTTCAAGAGCTTTTAGTATATCTACTTTATCCATATTTTATTGTTTAAATTACCTCAATAGAGGGGCGTCTTTCCGTCCTGTCAGTCTTATTGTAATTTAGTGAGCATTTATGTTACTCAGTTGTTAGTACACCTCACTTTTGACACAAGCATTACAACGGCCAGCATTAGCGACAACTAAGGCAATAAAAATTGTGTACCAACAATAATTTTTTATTAGTTATCTTTTATAGCTTTAGCGATTTCTTTTTTAACGACAGCTTTCATATTATATTTTGTAGATAAATTACTTGCTATAGCCTCTAAGCCTAACTTTTTATTGGCTGACACATACTTAAGGACTTTAACCCAATTAGTATCTCCGATATCTAAAGTGATTAAAGTTTTAACCTTTTCTGCTTTAGGTGGGTTTGCTGTTATGTTAGAGGTCTCTACTAAATCTTCTCCTGCATATAAACTTAAACCTAATCCATGCATAGCAATCGCTTTGGCAGTGGCTCTTTGGATAGCTGTGTTTACATCCATTGATGTGAGTTTGTCTACAGTAATTGATTTGTTTCTAAAGTCCTTAATTGGAAGGTAATCAATATGCTCAATATTGTTTACTACAATACCAACCTTAACATAGCCAGTAACACCATCAGTGAACCAGTTTAGTCCAGTCTCTGGAGACTCATACACATTTCTTTGTGCATCTGAATGCTCTAATTTTAGGTATGCCCACGCATTAGCCCATGATAGGTAATCAAGATTACCCTTTTTTTCTACTTTGCTCTTTACGTTTATCGCAATCAGCTTGTCAAAATAACTTTTGTCTGTACTCATTTGAATTGAATTTAATTAATAATTGATTTTAATTTAAGTTGAAGTTCTGCGTGTTTACACAGAACCAGTTCTCTTTTGTTTTTTAAGTTCTGAATGTGCTTATCGTTTTTACGTGTGTTCACTTCAGTTTTAATTTTATTTTCTATAAGGCTTAACTTATGAATGCAGTTATGTATTGCTAATTTTACACAACCAATGTCCCATCCGTATTCAGTAAAAAAAGAATACTCTTCGTCATTACACTCTTTATAATATGAACCCCCTTTAGAACAATTTAGTATTTCAATACGAGTTGGAAACTTTTGAATTTTAACACCCATCTTTATAACATTATAACTAAATGGAGGTGCATTGTTTATTTTAACAACTCTGGTCGTTCCAACTGCTTGACTTAATATTTCTTTGAGGCTATACATACTATTTATCTAAAATATCGTTTATAAGGTTTTTGAAGTCTGAGTCATTATCTATCAGCTTTTTAGCTTTCTTATACTGCATAACGATGTTGGAGTGAGTCACTGTATGACCATGCTCTTCCATGAATCTTTTTATGTAAGACACTCTAATTGGTCTCTCCATACACAAATAATAAAGCATCTGCCTTGCATCAACTAAGTGACTACTTCTGTTTTTTTTAAATAAGTCATCTAAAGTAATGTGAAATTTTTCAGCTATTGCTTTAGCATAAATATCAAATATGTCTCTTTTCATTTATTTGGTTTTTAACTTGATTAATTCAAACTGCAAGTGATCTATAGCTTTTTGAATGTCCTCGTTAGGACTCTCGTGCTTACTATATGCTCTTAAGATATAAGTACACGCAGTTCCTAAGTTGTAGTTTAGGTTAAAATTTGTCACTACCTCTATGGCAGTGTAGTTGTTGTCTCCATCGTAATAAGATGGTGTGTCTACTTTTACTTCGTCTGTAGTGGTGGTTGTCCAATGTTGTCTGTTTATTGCCATTTGTTTAGGTTTTGTACCACAAAAACCCCCACGTAAAACGTGGAGGCGATTGCTTGAATCAACTACAATTCAGATTAAAGTGTAAGTAGCCAAGTTATAAGTCTGTAGAACTGATATCCAATTAAGATGGAAATCATGCCCATAACAGACCAGACTGTAAGTTTTAAATTTCTTTCGTCTCTGCTCATAACTAAATGCCTAAAGGATATTCATCTTCGTCAATTTCTTCGTGCTGTACGTCAATGATATTCTCTTCGTCATCATTGTTATTTATCATTTCATAACACGTTGCCATGTGAATTGTATGGCTTCTTGAAGCTGGATTGCTTGGGTTAAAGGACTCGAAAAGTTTTCTTAAATCGCTCATAATTTTATTTTATTAGGAATGTAAATATACTTTAAATTATTAATAAAAACTAATAAAGATATGACAACGTACCTAAAAAGATACGCTGTCGTACCCAAAATGCTTACTAAGATGTAGTAACAGAGTTGGTGTCTAACACCATATTTATAAACTCTTCCACGTGTGTTTTGTCTGCATAATCATGCTCTTTCATAGCGTGTTCTAACTCCTCTCTGTCGGTTTCATCCTCGAAATTGTAGAACAGATTATCCATCCAAGAATGAATATCATCATGGTATCTGTACTCATGATAAGTCATTTCTTTGTGGTCGGTTATTCCATGTTTATCAAACTTAACTATACCTGCAAAATCATCTCCACACTCTTCATATTCCATCTCAGCTGTCAAGCTGTAGTGCTGACATATTTGTTTAACCAACTTTACTGGTGGAGTCCATGCACTGTCTCCTGCAACAGTAAAAGTCTCTTCATCATCGCATGAATAACCATCCAAGTCAAATTCCCACCAACGTGTTCCGTAGTAGTAAAAATCTTTATACTTTTCATTAAGCTCCTCTTTGGTAGCTCCAATCTTACCCTTGTCCAGTACAAAGTCTCCAAACTCTACAAAGTAATCGGTTTTGTCATACTTCTTGAACTTGTTTCTTAGTTTTTTTAATGCTTTAGCGTTTCCATTAAACGTTACTAAATTCCAACAATTGTTTGCCATTTTATTTGATTTAAGTTATATGTTAAACATTATACTAATTAATACTCTGCCGATAAAATAACTTGGTATTGCTATCAGCATTACTGTTTCTACTTTACTAAACTGTCTTACTTTTTTATCCTTCATAGCTTACTTGTTTTCAATTAAGCTTCTATTGATAAAGTGTATGATTTCATACAGCTCGTGGATTTCATCACTACCGATTCTGTCGCTCCAATCAAGCATTCCTTTCACAGTCTCTCTAATCTCTTTTAAGTCCTTACGCTGTGACTTTACTACTTTCTGAGACTCTAAGTAGTCTCCCATTAAATCAGTGATTCTGTCGAAGTCTCTGTCTTTTTGTGTTTCTTTGTAACTCATTATAATTGATTTTAATTGTGGCATTATTGCCTTGTACCACCAAAACCCCACTCCGAAATGGAAGTGAGGTTGACGTGTTTAGGGATCAGATGATTCTACTCTTTGCTCTCTATTATAGCTTCTTGAATATGGTCAATTGTATCTTGTGAAAGTATGTCCCAAATAAATACTCCACAGTGCGTTATAGATGTAATACTTATCTCAGCAGGACTACCACAATAGTCCCAAGTCTGAGGTTCAGCGTGTGCATACTCATAGTGTACATCAAGCTCTATGTCATCCACTTTATAAGTGAACGCTTCTTCATTCCAAATGCTCATATATCTTCTCTTTGTTTATGACCTTCTGCTTTTGCAACATGGTCAATGCATTCGTATATCTGTTCGGTTATCCAGTCTCCAGTCATTGCACCCTCTAAGACAGTTAACGCATCATCATGGTCTATATCGTACGTCTGCTGTACATCAAATACGTGCCATAGGTTTCCAGTAAAGTAACCCTCCTTTTCAAGCAAGTCTTTTGCTTGTGAAATCTGTGATAATCTAAATTCGTTTTTCCCTGCGTTTATGTTGCTCATGATAAATAAGTTATTTGATTAGTATTGATTTTAATTGTCTGATGTGTATACTTTCGATACTTCCTCATTTTCTTGCATCCTCTGGAAGATGCACAGCTCGTTAACGTGGGTGTAGCTATCAGTATACACATCACAATCTTTAAAATTTTCTTCATAATTTAGCTTTGTTATTTTGATTAATAAATTCTAATACTGCTTGAAAGATGTCTTTCATATCATACAATCCATCCCAATCTTGGCTTTCGCTTAACCATTCTAAAGTGGAATTAAGACTCCATCCTTTTACGTCTGATATCTTCTTAACCACTGGCATTAGCCAATCCCAAGATTGGTGGTATTGGTTAAATTGATTACTGCTCTGTGCCTCGTAGTGCTTACCAACACCCATAAATTCGGCTATTAATTCATTGTCTTTCATAAATTGTAGTTTTAAATATCTGCATTATTGCATTGATACTGGAGAAGGAATCGAACCTTGCTTACAACCATTCCAGTTGGTGTGACAGCGTGTGCTAAAGCTTGTGACTATAGTTCTCTGCCACCCATGTACATAAAGTCTCTCTATTACCCTCTGACAGCTCCATGAATAGGTTAAATACATTCGCAGTTCCACCATGACCATTTCTCTTGTTTAGGTTCTGCCATTTGGCTTCTATGTGGTTAGCTAATGATGTACCTTCTCCAAATGCTTCTTGTATCCATCCCATTGGGAAATTGTATGCGAAATACATAAAGT